TTGCACCCCAATGAAACGGTTATAGACCACACTAAGGGTCAAGGCATGGCACCTGCTGTAAATATTGTTATTCAGGCGAATGACACTAAAGGGTTCGATCAACTGTTACAATCTCGCAGAGGCCAGATTATTGGCATGATTAATCAAGCGATGAATAACAAAGGAGCAGCGAGCCTAGTATGAGTGGAACTTATCCCAGCACCCCCGTCTTTAACTCGGTCGGGTTTACCTCTAAGTCATACAACCTAATGAGTGAGAGCTTGTCTGGGCGCACTCAGGTACGCAATATTGGCGGCCAGCGGTTTGAATTTAAAGCCACGTACCCGCCTTTAACTACCGCAGAATTTGCTCCAGTTTATGCTTTTATAATGGCACAAAATGGCATGGCTGAAACTTTTCAGATCGTGCTGCCAGAAATAAGCTCTAAGTCAGGCAATGCTACAGGCACTGTCCAGACAGTTGGAGCAGATAGTATTGGTGAAACGTCTATTGTCATTGACGGATTGTCTGGTACCTTAAAGGCTGGAGATGTCATTAAGTTTGCTAACCATAATAAAGTTTATATGGTAGTTTCTGATTTAACTGGATCAGGCACTCTTACTATTGAGCCTGCTCTCCGTGAAGCTACTGCAAATGACACTGCGATTACTTATGATAACGTACCATTTACTGTACGTTTAAATAACGATTTGCAGCAATATTCTGTAGGGCTGGCCTCACTCGTAAAATATGAAGTTGACTTTATTGAGGCAATCTAATGACCAGATCGATCAATGCAAGCACAGAGGCAGCTTTACAGGGTGACTCATTTAATTTTGCAACCCTAATCTATTTTGGTTTTTCTACTGCCATCAGGATAACTGATTGGGATAGAGACATATCTGCATTATCAAGCACATGGGCCAGCAGTGCTAACTTCCTTAGCTTTGGTTCGTCATCTGAATCCGCAGAGTTGGCCGTTAATGGTATTGATATAACCCTTAGCTCTGTCGAACAAAGTTATGTAAGTATATTCCTCACGCAAAATTATGTTGACGTACCTGTAAAGCTATATAGGGCTGTGCTTGATAGTAATGATGCTGTTGTTGGAAGCCCGATATTAGTTTTCGATGGTTTTATTACAGGGTTCTCGATTGAAGATGACGAAAGCTCTAGCGAGATTAGCGTAACCACAGCTTCTCACTGGGCTGACTTCGAAAAGTTAAACGGCAGAAAAACTAACCAAAACTCTCAAGCATTGCACTTTCCCAATGATGAAGGGTTCGAATTTGCCGCAAATACAATTAAAGACTTGAAATGGGGTAAAAAGTAGATGGCATTTTGGGTTGTCGCAGCACTGTTTGCAGTATCCGCTGGGATTAGTTACTCCAGCATCCAATCAGCTAAAAAGCAGGCTAAAAAACAAGCTGATGCTATGGCTGGTGTGCTTGTTAACAAAGAATCAAACATTGAGCCTTTGCCTGTTATCTATGGGACTAGGCGAGTGGGTGGAGTTAGGGTATTTGTATCGACTAGAGATGCAAGTGGTGGTGATCCAAATGAATATTTATACATTGCCTTAACTTTGTGTGAAGGCGAAGTAGATGCAATTACAAATATATTTTTAGACGATAAGCCTATTACCGACAGTCAGTATACGGGCCTATATACCATTAACGTCCATACTGGTGCTGACAATCAAAGCTATGATTCACTTCTAGCAGAGGCTAGTGGGTGGACTACAGCGCATAAGTTAAGTGGTGTTGCTTACCTTGCAATAAGATTAAAGTGGGATCAGGACGCTTTTAGTGGCATACCAGAAATAACTGCTTTGGTGCGTGGCAAGAAAGTCTACGATCCTAGAAGTCCTAGTGCGGCTAATGCGTATAGTGCTAACCCTGCTTTATGTATTCGTGATTACCTTACTAATGCACGATACGGGAAGGGGTTGCCATCATCAGCGATTGACGACACTGCATTTTCAACAGCAGCTACTGATTGCGATGAGAGTGTTACTTTTTATTCTGGTGGCCCATCAGGGCAAAAGATATTCCAGACGCATGCTGTTTTGCAGACCGATGAAACTCTGTTTTCTAATATCAAAACAATGCTCCAAGGGTGTCGTGGTTTTCTTCCTTATACTCAGGGTGAATATGGGTTAAAAATAGACAAGTCTGGGTCTAGTGTTTTTGCATTTAACACAGACACAATAATTGGTGGCATTTCGATCAAGGGTGAGGAAAAGAAAGACAAATTTAACAGAATGATTGTTAAGTTCCCTAACGCTGAACTTGATTACCAGCCAGACCAAGCAGTATGGCCTGATGCTGGCTCTACAGAAGAAACTACATTTTTAAACGAAGATGGTGGCACCCTTTTAGTTGAGAATATGGACTTAGAAACAGTGACCAGTTTCTATGTCGCTAGGGACTTAGCAAGAGTGATGCTTAGAAGATCACGAAGTGCAACAAGGGCATCTTTTACTGCAACAAGTGAGTCGATTAAATTAAGTGTTGGCGATATTGTCACTGTTACCCATCCGACTCCAGCTTGGGTCGGAAAGCCTTTTCAGGTTGAGGAAATTACTTTAAATTACAATGGCACATGCACTGTTAATGTAATCGAGTATGACAGTTCTATCTATACCTATGATACTTCTGCCCAAGAGATAGCGTACCCTGCTCCAAACTTGCCTAATCCTTTTAGTGTTGTGCCGCCTACTGGGCTACAGGCGAACGCAGAGACAAGTGTTGCTTTAGACGGAACCATCGTTACCTCTATGGTTATTTCGTGGACAGCAAGTACTGACTCGTTTGTCAGCCAGTATGACGTACAGTGGTCTACAGATAACAGCACATTCCAGTCCGTGGTAACTGACGATACGGTTTATAGAATCTCTCCACTTGAGGCAGGGGCTACCTACTATACGCGAGTTAGATCAATTAACTCATTGGGCGTTAAAAGTGGGTTTGTAACTGCTAATCAAGGCTCTGTCGGAGATACTACTGCGCCTGCTTTGCCGACATCTATATCAGCAACCGCTGGTTATAAATCAATCAGTCTTGAGTGGACTAACCCATCGGATAAGGACTTCTCTAATGTAGAGGTCTACAGGGCCACATCTTCTGGTGGATCGTTCTCTGAGGTCGCCACTGTAGGGGGTGGCTTTAGTGCTAATGCTGAGTTCTTGAATGGTGGACTAGCTGATGCAACGACATATTACTACAAGTTTAGATCGGTTGATTACAGTGGAAATAAGACTGTCGATGGGAATGGTGACCCGCTATATACAGCAGAGGTTTCAGCTACTACTAATCCTGCTGCTATTGCTGGCACTGACGGCAAGTCTACCTTTACGGCTCCGATCTTTAAGAGGGCTACTAGCACACCATCTACTCCCACAGGCGGTACGTTTAACTTTGGAACTAACGTACTAACACCCCCTAGCGGGTGGTATATCAGTATACCTTCGGGAACTGATCCGATTTACGAGGCGACATTCCAGTTCTCTATATCTGGCGATACAGGTACGGTTACAGCGGGAACTTGGTCAACACCCGTAGTTATTGCGGAAAATGGAACTGACGGAAGTGACGGGTCTAATGGTCTAAGTACGTTTACGTTTGCTGTTCACAAAAGAGCGTCTAGCACTCCTAGCGCACCTTCTGGCGGCTCTTATAACTTCACTACTAATACGATTACTTCGCCATCTGGCTGGTCTGAGGAAATACCTAGCGGAACCGATCCTGTTTATATATCAATAACTAAAGCGCAAATTAGTGGGCCAACAGGTACTGACTCTAGCTTATCTTGGACTGCGCCCGTTTTATTCGTGGAGAACGGAGCTGACGGAAATGACGGCACTGACGGAACAAATGGCACAAACGGAGCTGCTGGCCCTAGAAATGCTGCTGGTTATGTTTACTACTTGTTGTCATCTGCTAATGCCCCATCAAGCCCATCTGCAACATCGTACAACTTTGGCACTGGCTCTTTTGGTGGTCTGAGTGCTAACTGGTCAAGAACCCCGCCAACTAATACTGGGGGTGACGCTAAGTATTGGGCTACCAGTTATTATGTTACAGAAGCTACGCTGGGCGGCACACAGACTCTTACTTTTGCCACTCCATTTGCCAGCTTCCAATTTGATGGATTGGTCACATTTACAAACCTAAACAGTGAGCTTGCTGATGCGTCTAGCACTGAGATCACTACTATCAATGG